CCTGTTGGCTAATACCTCTGCAGTCGGGGGATCGATCCACAAAAAGCAAGTGGCCGTAGCATGTATTAGCTGACGAAGATCAGTGGCCGATATAGGTGTCTTAGTATACCCGCAAGGGTTGAGTAGCTATTCACTATGTCACTGATCCCTAGCGGGGCTTAGGTATAGAGCGAATTGTATGGTAGACGAGCCCCGTCAAATAAAAACAAAAAGGAGAGCAATGAAAAATAAACAAGAGAAAGATCTAGGCGATGAGCTTAAGGATAACGTGGTCTTCACATGTCCCGAGCATAGTCTAGAAACATACTTCAAAGTAAAAGAATTAGAAAAGAGTCCTGAAGCCAAGGACTTTGTATACGTTCGGTTTTACGATGGGAAGCAGCATGAATCGATGTGGGTCAAGATTCACAAAGGAACACAGCTGCAAGGTTACGGAGAAATTAATAACGTTCCCGTTTTACTAACTGATCATAAGTTGGGTGAAATCGTACATTACAAAACTGATAAGGAGGGAGTAACATGGCAAAGATTAAATTAAAAGATCTCGTCAAAAAAGTGAATGCGGACAACGCACCACCTGAAGGATGGTCCCCGAAGGATGCGGTAGCAGCAGACAAACCGGAGGCTGGAAAAGTATATGCGCTTACCGGTAAAACCGGTACGAAATGCATTGCTAATGGTTACAGCTGGAAGGACAGCCTCGTGAAGGAAGAGTAATGGGTCTCGCTGCGTTTTATTTAGTATGCCTGCTGCTGTGGCCAGGTCCTGTCCTGGCCATCACCGGGGTGCTGGTTCTTTCATTAGTAGGAGCGTTTTGATGACCTCGTCTCGTTTTGCTACGACCTCGGCTCGTCTCGTTTAGATAAGCTGCCAGCTGGCCATCCAGGCAACGGAGCTGGCCAGATCTCCCAGCAGCTATTACTTCGGTAGGAAAAATTACGTTTTACCTCGTTTCTCGTTTAGGAAAGAACGTGGGCAGCACGATAATTGGTTAGAGTCCCAGCGCCAGGTCAGAACTGTGGCTTCAGCTGTGTTTCCAATTTAGAATGGTTCTAAAAAATAATTGTTGAAATGGTCATGGGATATGATAAGAGAAAGGATAAATTAACAAAGGAGAAAAGATGGGATTAGATCAATATGCACATCTTCGGGGTCACAAAGTAGATTGGGATAAATACTACTCGGACACTGAGGCGAGTATATACGAACAAAAACAAGTCTTTGTTTGGCGAAAACACGCAAGACTTCAAGAGTTCATGGCGCAGAAATGGACTGAACAAAATCCAAGTGTTAAGGTCGAGGGTATGTTGGCACATTTAGGATTTAACTCAGATCAAGAAGCACCATGTTATATGACAAAAGAAGTCGTTGACGAACTAGGCGAACAAATAGAAAAAGGCTTTTCTGATTATGTTGCTGAAGATGGATTTTTTTGGGGTCAACAATTCCAAGAGGAAAGTGTTAAAGACTACAAAGATCAGGACATCAAGTTCTTAAAATATTGTCAACAAGCGATCAGTGAGAATAAGGTCGTAGAATATTGGTGTAGTTGGTAATGTCGAATAAAAAGAAACGAGCCGACAATGTCGGCTCGGCTCGTTCATCTCGTTCTCGTTTAGGACAGATCGAACAGGATAAAATGACAGCTTCGATCTCCCAGTTGGCAACGAAGATTTCTAAAAACATTAGAATAGAAGTTGAGCCTAATGCTGATACCATTGATAATATCATTAATAAAAAAGATAAAAAAAAGTTAAATTAACTATTGTTATATTCGTGGGATATGATAGGAATTAGGGGTCAAATAACAAAAGAGGTAAAAATGACAAATGCAATAAAAAAGCTAAAGCAAGATGAAAAGAAAGTAGTCTTAGCTTATGCTCAATTAAAGCTAAAGTCTAATAGACTTGCTAAAGAGTTGGACACTATGAAACAAAATATTGTTGATGTGTTCGATAGAACTAATCAGAACTTAATCATTGTTCAAGATGAGCAAGGAAATAGTTTTGGATTACAGAAAATAAATCGTAAGCGTAAGAAATTTGAAACAGCAAATTTCAAAATTGCTCACAACGATTTATATAACAAGTTCACAACTGAACTTAGTTATAGCGAATACAAAGCAATAGGGGATAACAATGCCCAATAATGATTTAATTAATATTGCTGAGGTACTAGCAAAAAGAGTAGGCGATAAATCGCCTACTCAACTCCAAGAGATGTTAATTTCAAATGGGGTTAAGAAACAACTCAACTATGAGATTATGTTTCAACTATTAATGGGTGAGGTTGAAAAGCATATCTTAGAAAATCAAGGGAACGTTGTTGTTGATGAGTTCAAAAATAATGTGTTAGATAAATTTTCTACACTAATCCAACAATTAACACCTAACAAATAATAATAAACAACCAATGGCGTTTAACAACGCCATTGGTGTATCTACACCATAGAAGGCTCTAATTTTAAAAACAACAGATTTACAGGTTGCGCCTGTGCCGACGACGTTTTGTGGTACAGCTTTGCTGTGCAAAGAGGTTTACAAAGCAATATACATAAATATACTGGGGTCCCAAACGAGATGAATATTGAAAAACTTAGTGAAGACGAGATAAAGGATTTGATTCTGCAAAAGCAATTGCAGTGGATCAAGTTATGCCAGGATAATTTTATAGTTTTTGCTCAAGCAGTTTGGGAAGATTTTATCTATAGAAAAACAAAGGACCCAAAACAATATGGGCACCATCAAATAATCGCTGAGTCTTTTCAAGATATAGCTGATGGTGATGCAAAGAGGCTCATCATTAATATGCCGCCTAGACATACTAAATCTGAATTTGCATCTTATTTATTCCCTGCTTGGTACATAGGAAAGTATCCTAAGAAAAAAATAATGCAGGTATCACACAACGCTGAACTTGCTTCAAGGTTCGGTAGCAAGGTTCGTAACTTAATGAATACACCAGAATATAAACAAATCTTTGGTAATGTGACACTCAGAGAAGACTCAAAAGCAAAAGGCCGGTGGGAAACAAATCATGGTGGCGAGTATTTCGCAGCTGGTGTTGGCGGTTCGATAACAGGTCGTGGTGCTGATTTGTTAATTATAGATGATCCACATACAGAGCAAGACTCCATGTCTGACTCTGCAATGGACAGAACTTACGAGTGGTATAGTTCAGGACCCCGACAACGTTTACAACCTGGTGGTCGTATTCTAGTGGTCATGACCCGGTGGGCGGTAGACGATCTTACTGGAAGGCTCATCAAGGCACAATCCGAGCCGAAAGCGGACAAGTGGGATGTAATTGAGTTCCCTGCTATCTTACCTAACGATAAACCTGTATGGCCTGAGTATTGGTCTAAAGAAGATTTAGATTCAGTTAAAGCATCCATCTCAACTAAAAATTGGAATGCACAATACATGCAGGACCCAACTTCAGAAGAAGGAGCCATTATCAAACGTGAATGGTGGCAAGATTGGGACAAAGAACATTTACCTAAACTTCTCCATGTTATTCAAAGTTATGATACTGCATTTTCTAAAAAAGAATCTGCAGACTACTCAGCAATAACTACGTGGGGAATCTTTGAGCCTGTAGATGGTTATGAAAAATGTATTATACTTTTAGATGCTATGAAGGGTAGGTATGACTTTCCAGATCTCAAGAACGTAGCGATAGAGCAATATCAATACTGGGAACCGGAAACTGTAATCATTGAAGCTAAAGCTTCTGGTCAACCATTGATACACGAATTAAGGAGAGCAGGGATACCTGTAGTAGATTATGTGCCTGCAAGAGGCAGAGACAAGCATACAAGAATAAATAGCTGTGCGCCTGTATTTGAGTCTGGAATGGTATATGCCCCACTAGATGAGCACTTTGCTCAAGAGGTCATTGAGGAATGTGCTGCATTTCCTAATGGTCAATATGATGACTATGTAGACAGCATGACCCAAGCTGTGTTAAGATATCGGCAAGGTGGATTTGTTTCTACGTATTCAGATAATTGGGACGACCCACCAATAAAATTAGAAAAGGAATATAAATATTATTAGGAGTAATTATGCCAATTAAAATTCTACCACGAAAACCTCAACTTAAAGATATGGGTCGAAATGAGAAAATAGATAAGAGAAGAAAAGTAAGCATGAAAGAAGCTATTGATATGAGAAAAGATGCAAACAGAGAAAGATCTATGGCAAAAGGAATGTTATCCGGTGGCCAAACAAAAATTGCAAAAAAAGCTCCTCCATTTGACAAAATTGATGAAAAAGATTTCGCTGTTCTTAGAAAAGAAAAAAAAGGCAGACCCATGAAAGCTAAAAGAGGTAAGTTTAATGATGTTAAAAAATTTGCGAAAGCAAAAGGTTTACCTGCTCCTTTTCCTCGTCCTGCAGGTAACTTTGGTAAAATGGCGGGAAATTTTCCTGCAATTAAAACAGCTCCAGGTAGCATGGCTTCAAAAGCTGAAGCAGCAAGTAAAATGAAATCAGCTAAAGAACTTACAAAAGAAGCTGGTAAAAAATTTTTAAAACGTAGAATGGGTATTGGTGCTGCATTAGCTACAGGTGTATTAGCAGTAGGCAAAGCTGCTAAAGCATTTAAAGATAAGAAAGCAGCACAAAAAAGAGACACTGCTAAAGTTAAAAAAATGGGTGGTGGCATGATGCAACGACCTATGGGCATGGGTATGGCTAAAAAAGGTAAAATGATCAAAGCCCGTGGTGGCGGAATGGCGAGAACAAAACCTACATCAATGTACTAGGAGGGACAATGTCCCTGGACAAATTATTCCGGATAGGACGTAGACTATTAAGCGGTAAAAAAGAATCAGCTACACCGACTACCGGACAACAGACAAAACAAATAACTTACGAACCAAAGCCTTCACAAGCTAGTGGTCAAGAATTAGCTATAAGAGAAATTAGAAATCCACCAGTTGTATTAAAACAAACTAAACCCTTACAGATGGGTGATGATACAGCTCCTGCTTTTGGATCCTCTACCTATGATTGGGTAATGAGAAAGGGTCGAGGTCAATACACAGCTGACGAATGGATTGATCATTTAACTAGCAGAAGAAAAGAAAAATTTAATATTTTTGGTAAACCTGCAACTCGAACTGTTTTAGATTTAAAAAAATTTAAATATGATAGAGGACCCTTTGCAGGCAAAGAGGTTAGTGTATCAAGAGAAGAATTGTTTGATTCTAATTTAGCAATATTTAATGATCGTGGAGATCTAACAGGTGGTTTATTATTTGCAGCACAAAAGTTTGGTATGAAATTAGATGCTAACACTGTTGGCACAATGCTTAAACTAAATCCTGTAAATAGATTAAAAACTTTAGACTTTGGAATACCACAAGGAACTTATGAAAAAATTATAAAAAAAGCAGATGACCAATATAAAATAATACAATCTATTGCAAAAAAATTTGACATGGCAGATAGAGATAATTTTGACAGAGCTGATCGTGTTTTATATTATTTAAACGCTTTAAGAAGAGGTGATGTAGAGGATATAACAGAGAATGCTAATTCTGTTTTAGAAAGATTAATTAGACTAAGAAATGGAATAAAAGATAAAGCTCCCCTTCGAAATGAATTTATACAAATTAATAAAATAATTAGTGAGATTGATGAAGGTATAGCACCTTTAAAATCTTCAAGAAGACCAAGATATTTTAACGATGATCAAACACTTATGGGTGGAGACAATTACAGAGAAGTTGTATTTTTTTTAGATGAACCTATTTTAGGTAATAGGGCTCCTCTTAAAACAAGTGGTTCACATTTTAGTCAATTTGTTAAGAATGAAATTTTTCACGTAAGATTTGATACAAGATTTACACCAGATGGTAAAAAAGTTTTATCTATTCATCAAATACAAGCAGATAATGCCAAAAGTGTAAATGAAGCTTTATCGAGGGCTAGACAACTCTCTGGTGAAGCACGTAAAAATCCTTTTCAAAAAGATATTGAAAATAGAATGTTTCTCTCAGCACAACGTAAACTTCAACAAGATTTGGATTTAGCTGCGCAAACAGGTAATCCCTCAAAAATTTATAAAGCAGCTGATGATTTACAAAGAAATACAAAAAGAATTACTTCTGGTGTGCAAAGAGGTGAAGTTGATTATTTTCCAATGGTAGATGCAGCTGATTATAGCGACCACGCTTTAAAATATTTATTACAACTTGCAGCTAGAGAGGGCGCAGATTATGTTGCTGTATTACCTTTTGACATGCTTAATTATAAAGCTAGTGTTGATGGGTTTGCTGGTAATGAAAGAGCTTATGGATATGCAAGTGGTAAAGGAATAAATAAAAAAGGTAAAGCCATCATCCCTGAATTAATGAAAAAGACAGCACGTTTTTTTGGTAGCTCGGCAGGACCAATAAAAATTTCTAGATCAAATCCAAAAAAACCATACAAAAAAATTTCAGAAGAAAAATATACTTACAAAGAAGGACATTTATTAGGCCCTGATAAAGATGGAAAGGGAGCTAAAAGTTTCACTAGAATTGCCCATACAGATGCCGTGGAAAATCCTAAAAAAGGATACAAACTAATTACAGAAGATAATCCTAACTTGTATTTTGATGCGTTTGCTATAAAAGTAAACAATCTTATGAGAGGTACGCAAAAAACCTATAAATCCAAAGGTGGTCTTGTAGTAGATATATTTAAAACAAGAAGGTATAATTAATTATGGCAATAGAGAAAAACACAGAAATAGTTGAAGAAGAAATTGAAGAGCAACCAGAGAGTCGTATACCAATTGACGTATCGGTTGAAGGTGAAGAAGAAGTAATTGAAGAATCACCTAGAGATGATTTTAATGCCAACTTAGCAGAAAACTTAGATGAAAGAACGTTAAGAGAGATGTCGTCTGAGCTGATAGAAGAGTACAAAAAAGATAAAGTTTCACGAAAAGATTGGGAAGATGCATATATCAAAGGTTTAGATTTATTAGGGACTAAATACGTTAATGTTACTAGGCCATTTAAGGGAGCCTCTAATGTAACTCACCCCATGTTATCTGAGGCAACAACACAATTTCAAGCACAAGCTTACAAAGAATTAGTACCTTCAGATGGCCCTGTAAGAACACAAACAGTAGGATTAAGAACGCCAGCTATAGAACAGCAGGCAGATCGTGTAAAAGAATACATGAACTATCTTCTAATGGAGGAGATGGAGGAGTTTACAACTGATATGGATCAGATGTTATTCTATTTACCATTATCCGGTAGCACTTTTAAAAAAATATATTACGATGAATTATTAGGCAGACCTGTGTCTAAATTTTTGCAGGCAGAAGAAATTGTCGTTCCATATTACGCATCTGATTTAAAAGATTGTGAAAGAATTACTCACGCTTTTAAAATGACAAAGAATGAGATTACAAAAAAAATGGCTGCAGGTTTTTACAGAGATATTGAGTTGACTGAAGGATCTACAGAGCAAGATAATTTACAGAAAAAAATTAGTGAACTTGAAGGTGTGAAAAGCACAGGTGGAGATTATTTACACACAATTTTAGAAATGCATGTAGATTTAAATTTAGATGACTATGAAGAATTTGATGATAAGGCTAAGAAAGTTAAAATACCTTACATCGTAACTATTGATGAAGGTTCAGGTGAGATATTATCTATATACAGAAACTACAAACCAGGTGATTTAAATTATGCTAGGGTAGAACATTTTGTACATTACAAGTTTTTACCTGGCTTAGGTTTTTATGGTTTTGGTTTAACGCACATGATCGGTGGTTTATCTACTGCTGCAACACAAGCGTTAAGACAATTGATAGATGCAGGGACATTAAAAAATTTACCTGCAGGATTTAAATCACGTGGCATTAGAGTAAGAGATGATGATCAACCAATACAACCTGGAGAGTTTAGAGATGTCGATGCACCGGGTGGTAACATACGAGATCAATTTTTTAATTTACCATTTACAGAACCATCTACCACATTATTTAATCTTTTAGGTTTTGTAGTGCAAGCAGGACAAAAATTTGCAGCTACAACAGATAATAATATTGGTAATGATGCACAAAATAGAGCTGTAGGCACAACGATTGCCATGATGGAACGTGGTTCACGTGTCATGAGTGGTGTTCACAAGCGTTGTTACTACGCAATGAGACTTGAATTTAAAATTTTAGCAAGAATTTGCGGTGAATTTTTACCACCAGAGTATCCATACGATGTTTATGGTGGTCCAAGACAAATAAAATCATCAGATTTTGATGGAAAAGTTGATATTTTACCGGTTGCAGACCCAAATATTATGTCAATGGCCCAAAGAGTGACACTTGCACAGACACAATTACAAATTGCAAGCTCAAATCCTGGAATTCACAACATTCACGAGGCTTACAGACGTGTTTATGAAGCGTTAGGCACTAAACAAATAGAAACTTTACTTAAACCTGCACCAAAACAACCAGAACCAATGGACCCTGCAAAGGAAAACGCACGTGCACTGCAAATGAAACTGCTAACAGCCTTTGAATTTCAAGATCATGATGCACATATATCAGCTCACATGGCATTTATGGCTACAAGAATGGTACAAATCAATCCACAAGTCTATGCTTTATTACAATCACACGTTTCAGATCACATATCATTTAAAGCACGAGCAGAAGTTTCTGCAACTATGGCACAAGACCCGCAAATGGTACAAATGCAACAAGCAGATCCAGAGGGATTTGCTATTATGTATGATGCAGAGGTTGCAAAACGTACTGCACAAATAACTCAAGAGCTTGCACAAACTGAAATGCAGGCAAACGCAGCTAAACAAGATCCTCTTGTTAGAATAAAACAACAAGAAGTAGATTTAAGAGCTATGGACATGCAAAGAAAATCAGAAGAGACAGCATTTAAACAAGCACAAGAAAATCAAAGAGCTGCAGATCGATTAGAGTTTGATTATGATAGATTAGCAACACAAGATCAGCAATCAGACGAAAGATTACGTGTAGCGAGGGAGAAAATAGATGCAAAAAAATAAAAATGGATTAAGCGGTGGTGTAAAATCAGGCCCACCTCCAAAATCAGGACCCCAACCACAAGGTCTTAAAAAAGGAGGATGCCCACATCGAGAAACAGGAGCTAAATCTGACATCAAAGGTATTAAAGACATACAAGTTACCGGAAAAAAGTTCATCGGTTTACGATAAGCTTTCTGAGAAGGAAAAAACTATATTCTTAGCAGGAGTTTTTGATGGTGAAGGAAGTTTTGGCATCTGGTCTAAATTAAAAACCAAAAAATATTTTGCTTGCAGTGTTGAAATGTCTGATAAAGACATGGTTCAAAGATTTTACGAGTTTTTTGGAGGTTGTTTATATCTTTGTAAGAGAAGAAAACAACATCACAAAGACACCTGGAGATGGCGTATCAATGGTCAAGGGGCTTTAAAAACAATTGATATGATGATAGATTATTTAAGCAAAAGACGTAAGGAGAAATTTAAAAATGTGGTTCAGTGCCTTAAAATTAGCCATTAACGCTGGAAGTAAAATATACGCTAACAAGCAAAAAACGAAGATGGCAATGTCAGATGCACAATTAATGCATGCAGAACGTATGGCCAAAGGAGAGGAAGCTTACCAGGGAAAATTGTTAGAAGCCCGACAATCAGACTGGAAAGACGAGGCAGTTTTGATAATTCTCAGTTTGCCCGTGTTGGTGCTTGCTTGGGCGGTTATATCTGACGACCCGACTGCGATGGACAAGGTGAAATTGTTCTTCGATATGTTCTCACAGCTCCCGTCCTGGTTCACTAACCTGTGGATCTTGGTTGTAGCTTCAATATATGGTATAAAGGGTACACAAATATTTAGGAACGGAGGAAAAAAGTAAATGACTAAATTATGTCCAAGAGGAAAGGCAGCAGCCAAAAGAAAATTTAAGGTATACCCAAGCGCATATGCTAATGCCTACGCATCTAAAATTTGTGCGGGTAAAATTAAAGATCCATCAGGTGTCAAAAGAAAAGATTTCAAAGGTCCTAAACCGGCAGCCAAAGGTGCAATGATTAAAGCAAACAAAGGTCTTCATGCGGAAAATAAAAAAAAGGGTAAAGCTACTATGCCTGGCGATCCAATTAAGAAAAGAGAATACATGAGAAAAAAACAAAATCCTATTTCTGAATATGATCGAAAAGGCAAATTAAAATATACAGCTGCAAAAAAAGGCAAAGCTATGATGATTATGATCGCTGTTGGTAAACCAAAAAAGAAAATGGCAGGTGGTATGACAGCAGGTGCTCAATCTGGAATGGGTAGATTACAAAAAGCAAACATGATGAGTAAAGGTGGTTTGAAAGCTGAACTCAATAATCCTGCAAAAGGTTATACTGCTGGGGGAATGGCAGACTATTATAAAGATTTAATGTAATGCAAAAAAATGTCCAGTACATGAAGGAGGGAGGCCTCAAGAAATGGTTTTCCCAAAAATGGGTTGATATTGGAGCAAAGAAAAAAGGCGGAGGATTTAAGCCATGTGGAAGAAAATCTGCAAGTGGATCAAAAAGAAAGTATCCAAAGTGCGTCCCTGCTGCAAAAGCGGCAAGTATGACAGAATCCCAGAGACGGAGTGCCGTTGCAAGAAAAAGAGCTAGAGCACAAGGTGTAGGTGGTAAACCAACAAACGTTAAAACATTTGCAAAATCCTAAAAAATTCATATAGTTCTCGTATGCGTGCAACTATCTTAAAAGCTTTACATGATAAGTACAATTCTGAGATATCAGAAGCAGAAGCAAATCTTAAAGTTTATTTGGATAATCCAGTCGGTGTTTCAGAACATCCAAATATTGTGGAAGAGGCAGATAAATTAATTACTAAAATTACAGACGCAGAAGGTAAAAT